GGTGAAGATATAGTTCGTGGTATTACATATGATGGCGTTGAAGTTGATAACAATGGCGGAGACACTAACGGCAAAGGATTTAGTGCCGCAGTTTGGACACAGGAGTATTAATGACTGTTAAAGATAAAATTAATGAACGCATGGATAAACTACAGGCATGGATGGAATCAAACTATCATTTAGAAAATCCTCAAGAAGTAGAAGAACATATTCAAAGTGTAAGCAAGTTTTGGAGTGCTTTGTCAGAAGAAGATAGAGATTATATACAAGGTGCTCGTTTTGCTATTGAATCTAAAATGGAGTGGAACGTATGACTGATACACTACAAAAAGCACAAGCAGAAGGTAGAGCACCTTGGACCAAAGTTGAAATTGATACACGTGAATTTGTTGTTTATAGTGATATCTATCCTGTTACAGAAGGTCACACTCTTATTGTTCCTAAAGAAAACACTGTAGAAAATATTCAAAAGTGTTTTAAGTTTGCTCAAGAAATGGGCAATATGAATATTGAAGCCGAAAGCAATCCTATTACAGGATACAATATTGGAATTAACATGGGAACTAGTGCAGGACAGACTTGTATGTATCCACACGTTCATTTGATTTTTCGTCGTGACGGAGATATGGAAGATCCTCGAGGCGGTGTTCGAGGAGTTATTCCAGAAAAACAAAAGTATTCCAAAAAAGACGAATTACAAACGGACTTATTTGAAGATAATGTTGGATGTTAATGGTTGACAAAAACCTAAATAAACACTATAATATAGATAATAGGAGTTATAAATGAAACTGAGATATAGCGAAGCATTTTATAGTGTGCAAGGTGAAGGCAAGTTTGTAGGTGTGCCTAGTGTGTTCCTGCGTACATTTGGTTGTAACTTTCGTTGCATGAACTTTGGGTTAGAAAACGAACCTATGCGTGACGAAAAACAAAAGCAAGGTATTATTCATAATCAAGAAGTTGCCGATCTTATTGCACGTGATGTACACAAAACTACAAAAGAATTTAACGACTTGCCTATTATTCACACAGGTTGTGATACATATGCAAGTATCTATCCAGAATTTAAACATTTTAATAAACAAGCAGAAGTTGACGAAGTAGTAGAGCATCTGCTATCACTTACTCCTGAAGGTAAGTGGACAATGGATAACGGACAAGATATCCATTTGATTATGACAGGTGGTGAACCGTTGTTAGCGTGGCAACGACTTTACGTTGAACTGTTTGAACACCCACGTATGGGAGACTTAAAAAATGTTACATTTGAAACAAACACTACACAAACTTTACACGAAGATTTCTATAACTATCTTACAACACAAGACAGATTTGAAGTCACTTGGAGTTGTTCCCCAAAACTTAGTGTTAGCGGAGAACCTTGGGAAACTGCTATTAAGCCTGATGTGGCTAGTCAGTATAACAGTGTTCTTGGTAGTGACATCTATCTCAAGTTTGTTGTCGCTAGTGAAGATGATTTTAACGAAGTTACAAAGGCTGTGGACGCTTACAGAAGTGCCGGGGTGGAATGTCCGGTATATCTTATGCCATTGGGCGGACGCAGTGAAGAATATTCCCTCAACGTTAAAGACGTGGCAGAAGCCTGCATGGAAAGAGGATGGAGATTTACACCAAGACTCCATATATCTTTATTCGGAAATGCCTGGGGAACTTAATGAACTTAATGTTAAAGATATTGATAAACAAGAAACACTAGATGAAAAAGCAAGAAAGGCAGGACTATAATGTTAGATAAACTTAAAAAAATGTTTGATAAAAATCATGTTCCTGCTTCTGTATCAAAAGAACAAGGAACTGATGCAAAAGCAGAAGCAACTAAAAAGAAAGAACCTTATATAGCAGTTCTTAATGTTGAAATGAAAGATAATAATCCACGCAATGGATTCTTTGAACTTGATTGGAACGAATACTTTATTCGTGAACTTAGAGTAAACGGATACAATGGTGATAGTGAAGAAGAAATTGTTGATGCTTGGTTTAAAGAACTATGCGGCAACGTTGCTAAAGATCAAGGCGTAGCAAGTGCAGATACTCCAATGGGTGCTGGATATATTAACACTAAAGATATCGGCGACGGTAAATCGGAAATTAGTTAATGAATACTACTATTACAAAAAAGCAAAACAAATATAAAAAAGAAGATTATCAAGCACTTGCTGACTGTATTAGAAGTGATCAATTGAGTGCAAAGCAGGTACACGAAACAATGGTTTATAATCCTGATTTTGCTAAATGGTACAAAATGAAATACTTGGTGAGAAAATAATGACGTATATACTTGTAGACACAGCAAACACATTTTTCCGTGCTAGACACGCTGTAAGAGGCGATGCAGATGTTAAAATAGGCATGGCATTGCATACTACCTTGCAAAGCATTAGAAAAGCATGGCAAGACTTTAACGGTACTCATGTTGTATTTTGTCTAGAAGGACGCAGTTGGCGTAAAGATTATTACGAGCCTTACAAGCGTAATAGACAAGAACATCGTGATGCTCTTACAGTTAGTCAGCAAGAAGAAGAAAAAGTGTTTTGGGAAACATTTGATGACTTTAAAGAGTTTTTAACAAATAAAACAAACTGTACGGTACTACAACACAAACAATTAGAAGCAGACGATCTTATTGCAGGCTGGATACAAGCACACCCTAAAGATAATCATGTTATTATTAGCACAGACGGTGACTTTGCACAACTTATTGCACCTAATGTAAAACAGTATAATGGTGTACAAAAAGTAACTATTACACATGAAGGTTACTTTGATGAAAAAGGCAAAGAAGTAATCGACAAGAAAACTAAACAATCTAAAGGTGCTCCAGATCCTGAATGGTTATTATTTGAAAAGTGTATGCGTGGCGACACTAGTGACAATGTGTTTAGTGCTTATCCGGGTGTACGTAAGAAAGGCACTAAGAACAAAGTAGGTTTATTAGAAGCATTTGAAGATAGACAAACAAAAGGTTTTAACTGGAACAATCTAATGTTACAACGTTGGACTGATCACTTAGGAGAAGAACATCGTGTACTAGATGATTATACACGTAATGTTACACTTTGTGATCTTACAGCACAACCGCCTGAAGTTAAAGAATTTATAGGGCAAACTATTGCTGAAGGCATTGGTGCTAATAAGAATATTTCACAAGTAGGTGTTCGTTTAGTAAAATTTGCGAGCAGTTATGAACTTAACAAAATTACAGAGCAAGCAGAAACATTTGCTAAACCGTTAAACGCAAAATATGGAGGAGAATATGCAAGCCAAGCAACTGGTACCTAATAAATTTTGGATTGTACAAGATCATGGACGTAAAGTTGGCACACTTGCCAAAGACAAACAAGGGTTTGTTTTAGTTACTCCGCGTGATAAAATTACATTTGAAAATGTAGACAAAGTATATGAAACTTTTGGTAAAGACTTTTTTGAACAATCAATAAAGAAAAAAATCAAAGACAGTAAGGTAATGGAAGTACATGGATATCCTACAAGCACAGCCGCGTGGAATCCATTATTAGATGTACAAAATAATTTGCCTTTATACAGCAAAAGTCGAAAGTCAAAGAGTTTATACTGTGCTGGTTACTATACTATTAAGTTTGCAAAAGGTTGGGTTAAAAGTCATTGTCCTAAACTTATTACATTACAAAGATATGAGTATAAAGGACCTTTTACAACAGAATTAGAAATGCGTCAGGTATTAGCGAATGTCTCGAAATCCAATTAATACTATACCTATTGAAAACTTTTTGCAAAATGCAAAAATAGCAGGTAAAACTCAACAACGTGAACTTAGACTAGATTCTAAACAGTATAAAGATCTAGCAGACAGCATTAGTATGATACTTGCAAGGCTAGTAGAACTGCAAGACACACGCCTACAACAACCACAAGAGGTTAATGTAGATGTACAGATGGACGGCGGAAACTTCTAATTTTTCGATAAATAAGTACGTAGTTAACTTAAAGGAATTACGTACAATGAGTAGACCAAAGCCTAATGTTCTAGAATCATTCACAGACAAAAACACATTTAGACGAGAAGAAGTCCTAGATGCTGATGCCATATGGGCGGTCTTTTATAAGGGTAAGCCTTTTAATCTAAAGAGTTCAAATTCAATATCACCAACTCCTGGTCCTAAGTATAAAAAGACTTCATTTTCAAACCCTGGACACGCAATTAATCTAGCAAAGAAACTTAATGTTATGTTTAAAAGCACAGATTTTGAAGTATACAAGTTAACTAGCGGCGAGAAACTCTCGTAATGGATATCAAAGAAGCGTATACCAAAACATTTATGATTTCGGCGGGTGAACAAGACACTTCCGAAACCGAGATTAAAAAGAACTATATGCTATGGTGGCAAAACACCCGCATGAAAGGCGACAGCGGTTTGCGTTTAACCAAGGATGGTTTTGAATATGCTGTTGAACGTGCTGATTTACAAACATACGAGATCAAATTCCCCAATGAAATAAAGTTCACACCACAGGTATTCTTGTACTTGGATAACTTTATCGACTGTCCGTATTACGTTACAAAGAAAAGAATCTATGTATTCAGCGAAAAAATGGGTCTACAACTCATGATGTTTGCTGGAGATATCAAACAATACGGTCTTGCTCGTGCTATGGCACAAGAATTAGAAGATTAATCCTTCATTTTGGCTAGAATTTTATCCAAAATATAGAAAAAACTGCTTGACATTTTGCTTTGCGATGCTATACTAATATTATAGTTAGAAACAAAGGAGCATAGCAAATGGCACAATCAACAGAAGCACGTACAGTTACGCCGAACGAAGCAAAGTCGGCAGTACAACACGCAAT